TACTACCAGTTGCTTAAATTCCGGCGTGTAGCGTTTGTTCGGTATTCCTTTTGGCATAATAAAACACCCCACTTGTTATCCAGTATACCATACTGTCTAACAAATGGGGTGCAGTTCACGGCCGGGCACGGCGGTTTTTTGGTGTTTTTCCTTTGCGCCGGGCCGCGTCCGGTGAGCGGGGCCTCCCCCCGCTTCACCCGCCTCTGGTCACATCCTGCTTCTGATACCACGCCAGCGCGGCGGCGAAGTCCTCGGGCCGGAAGTCGGGCCACAGCCGGTCCACCACATAAAAGTCCGCATACACCGCCTGCACCGGCAAAAATCCCGACAGACGCCGCATGCCGCCCCAGCGGATCACCAGATCCACCCGGGAGATATCCCGGCTGCGGAGGCTTTCGGTGATTTTCCGGCGGCTGGACCCGGGCCGGTCCAGGTCGGCCAGATCCCACTCCCAGCCGTAGTTCACCAGAAAGTTCACCCGGATGCCCCCGCCGTTCAGGTCGGTGCGGGTGCGGTACTGCCGCAGCGGCTCGGGAAAGGCCGCAGCCCGGTCGTCCCCTGCCACCAGCAGGGACACCGGCTCGGCGGCAATCCGTTCCACCGCCTCCACGCAGGCCCTGGAAAAGGCCGCCACCTGTTCCGCCGGGCGGCGGCAATTGTCGGTGGTGAAGCCGTAATAGGTAATCTCCTCCACCCCGGCCTGCCGGGCCAGATGCAGCACCTCCACCCCCGGCGCCAGACCGTGGGTGTAGCCGTCCTGTTTGGGCATCCCCGCCCCCTGGGCCCAGCGGCGGTTGCCGTCCGGGATGATCCCGATATGCTTTGGTATGCGCATGAAAAACTCCCTCCCTTTCTCCTCCCAGCTTGGGCCGGACGGGCGGGGGTTATGCAGCCAAAGCAAAAACCGCGCGGGATTCCCGGAAGATTCCCGCATCCGGATGCGCTCCACACACAAAAAAGCCCCTGAAATCAAGCGATTTCAGAGGCTTGTGGTCGGAGTGTAATTATAGGACTTGGAAAAATCCAGTCATATCAATGGTTTTAGCGCAGCAAGAATGAGGTTTTTATCCTTGCTTGGGCTTAATAGCCAAAGCAATTAGTGCAATCAACTGTAAAACAGGATAACCGATATAGTTAATCCATGGATTGAGGATAATTGGTATAATATAGCCAATCCCACCTAGAATTCCACCGAATAATATAAGTAATAAGAATGCTAATACCTTTGTTTTATTGTCCTTAAATGTATTCATAGCCGGCACACATAATGCAATAATCCATGCCAATGCTCCACCAGACAGGAATTTAAACAATGGGATATTGTTTGCGGTTTGCTCCGAAGAGATTGCATTGGAAATTGACAACTCTCGCTGTTTCTCAATTTCTGAAATGATTGCATCATATTCTTCCTGCAACGCTGGATATTGGGATACTTTATCCATATCGATCTCAGAAAGGCTTTGCAAAATGCTCACTCTTTTTTCAATTCTATTATAGAAGAAAAAATTCGCATCTATATATGGAAAAACAATAGCTACGATAATTAGTAAGGCCGCAAACAAAGCATATAGTTTTGGATTTTTAAGGTTTTTTTGTATCCAAAACACAATTAACTCTATTGCTTTATCCATGGCATATCTCCTTTATCCTTGTCACTCCATTTTACTTAACTTGTAAGTGCAATGATAGGCTTTCCTTTTAAGAGCGTTTCTTTAAACCGGCATATATACAATAGAAAGAGACCGTCAACTTTTGTCAACGGTCTCTTCGATGGTCGGAGTGGCGAGACTCGAACACTTTAAATATATCGCAAACACGTTGTTTATGCACAAGTACGATAATTATACGAGTTTGTCCATCAGGTCTTTTGCCTGCTGCATCTCGTCGGTGTAACTGTGGGTGTAAATCTGCATGGTGGTATGAATGTCCGCATGGCCCAGCCAGAGCTGGCGGGCTTTCATGGGCACGTCGGCGCGGTCCAGCAACGTGGCGCAGTAGTGGCGCAGCTGGTGGGCGGTGACGTCCACGGTCAAATGGGCCTGCCGCCTGCCGTGATAGGGCTTGTACTCCCCCACATCGTGGGCAAGCCCCAGTTCTTTGCAGTAGGCAAGCCACCGTTTGCTGTGCTGGCTGGCGGTCAGGGGCTCACGGGTGCCGCTGATAAGGTACTCCCCCGCCGGGTGCTTTCCCTCGGTCGCCAGGCGTCTAGCCAGCGGTTCGAGGATAGGCACCTGCCGGACAGAGTTCTTCGTTTTGGGCGTCGATACTACGGGACGGTTGTTCACCCATGCCACCGACTTCGTCACCGACAACACCCGGCTTTCCAGATCAACGTCGGCCCAGGTAAGGGCCATGATCTCCCCCAGCCGCAGCCCCGTGTACATGGCCATGACAGCCAGCAGCCCCATCTTCCCCTCCTGGTGCTGCAGGATAGTCTGGATCGCAGCGTCATCCGGCGGGGTTCGCTCAGTCTTATTTCCTTTCAGGTTACGCACCAGTAGAGAAGGGTTTGCATCCCCGCCCATATCGGTACACCAATATGCAAAAATCATGGTCACCAGGCTATGCCGGTTGCGCATGGTGCCCTGGGCAAGACCCTGCGCCTTGAGCTTTTTGAGATAGTAGGATATGTCCTGGGGTTTGATCTCCCGCATCCTGCGCCCGGAAAAGTGCTCCAGCGCTACTCGATAACACGCCTTGTAACTGCGCAGACTGCCGGGCTTCAAAGTGGGCTGGGCCTGTTCCCACCAGGCTGCGGCCACTTCTTCAAACATCAGCCCGGCGGCTGCCTGCTCCTGGACACGGGCAAGATCCTGCAGCGCCTCCCGGTACTTCCCTTCCGCCTCGACGCGGCTGTGGCCGTAGAAGTGCCGCACCTTGCCGTCCGGCATCTTGCGGGCGATCTCGATCAGGCCATCCGCCCGCTGTCCCTTCTTCTTTTTTGCCATAGAGATACCTCCTTTTGGGTATGGTTTGACAGACCCCACCCAAAAGAGGTATAATCACAGTGTTCCACGACTGTGCGATGATCCTCTCTGAGGGGAGCCGGTTGCTTGTCCCGTCTACCTGCGCCAACAGGTGGGCGGGATTTTTTGTTTTATCAGCTATTCAGCAAGATAAAGGCCATCCTTGTTTCTTTTAATATTAAAAATATAATTTTCAGATACCGTATTCTTTTTGGTCCTAATATGTCTCCAACAGACAATGCGGGCTTTTCCAATATCGCCGGATTGTAAATAATAAATTTCTCCCCAAATTTCATCGCCGCCAGGGCCATCCTGTGCTTTCATGTCCCAGGCTTCATCATTGGATAAAGTCCTTACGTCCATCCGCAAAGGATACTTGGGCAGCTTTCCAGTTTTGGTCAAAGGAAGTATGGTAAGTGTGGTGTAATCGTCACCAGCAAGATCTTTTGATTCAAATCGAATTTTATCTTTCGAAAAGGCAAAAACCGGAATGGATGCATCCCTATCATGCGCCTGCCGAATAACAGAATTCAAAGAAAGAATATCTTCTGACGCTATTTTGCGATTATCGCCATCAATGAGAATGGGAATCCGGTTATCCTCCATTCCGAAATTGAATCCTCTTACATGGGAAAAATCAAAGCGGGAAGTAAATGGAATCTCTGGCATCTCCAAGTTCACCAGCTGCGGGGGTTTTCGCTGATTCCATCTTTCAAGATATGGGTCATGTTCCAGATTGGGAACCTGCGGCATTTTTGCTTCGGATTCCTTTCCCTCTGACGCAAGAGCTCCCCTCACAACAGCCAGCAACTCGTTGTATTTGTGTGTTTGATGCTGAATCATCTCTTCGCTCATGTAGGGCCTGTAGGGCTCAAAACTTTCATTGAAACGCTCAGCTGCATTCTGTTTGCCCTTGGCTGTTTTCAGGGATGCGATTTTCTCATTGGCCTTATCAAAGCAGCGGTCGATCATGTGGCAGCTGCTTTTGTTGCGAAAACTTTTATGAGACAGCTGCGCAAGGGTAGCGGAGGGATCTTCCCCGGTGAAAGTGACTCCGTATTGTCCACACTCTTTTAAGATTTCAAGACGGCCCATCAAGAAGTCATAGCGCTGGAAAAACGTTTCAGGATTGGTGGTACTGTTTAAGATATCGGCCGTTTCTTTCGCCTGCTTGAGCATCTGCGGCGCAAGGACCATTGCTTCTTTTCGATTCGTCACAGATACGTTAACGAGCGCCCACATGGGATTTGGTTGATAAAAGTCATCGGAAGGAACAGCAGCTTCAAAAAATTCCAAAGAGGGCGATGTGGGTTCCTCGCCAGCGGAATTGTTCTTTCCAGGATGGGAAAATAGCCCAGCGATTGCACGGACTGATTTGACCATTAAGAGGCCAATGCCTGCGATCACAGCCATAAACATAGCCCACATCAAACCGAAAAAGCCTTTTTCAAATTTTTTCAGGCGTCTCGCTTCTTGATCGTAGGCTGATATGCGTCGTCTCGCCATTTGCAAGCCTCCTTAAAACCAATGGGTAAAGCCGACGGCCTTGCCCTCTATTTTTATATCTTCCAGCGCGGGGCCGCTGTAGGTCTTGGGCAGATAGGAGGCATTGCAGGGCATCAGGATCAGGCTTTCGCCGTCGTAGTAGACCTTTTTCAGGGTGGCTTCGTCGCCGATGCGCACCGCGGCGATCTCTCCATTTTCCACCTCGGGCTGGATGCGGATATACACCATGTCGCCGCTATGGATGCCGGCATCAATCATGCTGTCCCCTTCACACTCCAGGCAGAAATCACAAGAAACCCCTTCGGGCACATCCACATAGCGCTCAATATTCTGCTCGGCGGTGATGGGTTCCCCACAAGCAATACGACCAACCAAAGGTTTCTGGACCATGTGAGGAAGCGGCTGAAAACCTGGAGGAACAGGTGTTGAGACTTCTTTTTCCTCGTCAATCCCGATCAAGTAAGCGGTCGTGGTGTCCAATGCCCTTGCAAAGGCCTTTACTTTTGATTGCGGAATATCTGTTTTGCCGTTTTCAATTTTGCTGATGGAAGATTTATCCTTATACCCCATGCGATTCGCCAGTTCTTCCACCGTAAGGCCCAGCTCCTGACGTCGGGCTTTGATCCTATCGTATATTTCTGACATGAGATCACCCACTTTCGATTTTATAATAGCATAGAGTGGAAGCACATTCAAGTAAAATTGAAAGATTCTTAAAAATTAGTTGACTTTTGTTCCACACCATGGTATAGTAGAGTTGTGGAATAAAATTCCACAAGAAAGTGAGGTGATTCTATGACAGACACAAAAGAATTGCGCCGCCGCATTGAGGCTGCCGGGTTGAAATACAAGTATGTAGCTCAAAAACTTGGCATCAGTCCTTACACTTTGCAGCTTAAGATCGACAACGACAACGAGTTCAAGGTGAGCGAAGTGGACTTGCTCTCCAGCTTGCTGCATCTGTCTCTGCGTGAAAAAGACGCAATTTTTTTCGCAAAATAGTGGAATAAAATTACACAAAATCAAATAAAAGTCCGCTGACAGCGGGCGGAAAGGAGGCGTAAATGAAGAAATGCTACACCGTTAATATGGGATTCTTCGGGAAGCCCACCCCTCAGGTAGTTCAAGTGTCGTTTGAAATGCCTTACCACGATTGGTCGCAATTAGAAAGTTCAGACTTGTGGCGGCGTCTTCTGGAAGTTCTGGCAGATGCTCAAAAAGAATTTGACCACTGATTGCCCCAAGTTCCTGGAGCTGGATGGGAATCCGCAAAGATTTTTCGTTGTCCACGTCTATAACACTTCCACTTTTATCTCTATCAACCTTTCTCCAAATTGTTTGAGGAATAGGCGTACACTCAATGGTTCGTCCGTTCATAAGCAGCGCCACACGAGTGATAGCGATTGGAAGCCGTGATTTGTTCTCAAAGACCATGAGGAGAAACACCACGTCCTTATAGGCTTTGATATCCAAAATGAAAATCTTTAATCTCTTTCGGTTTTTTATCCAGGTGCTGATCCACCCCGCAACGGAAAGAACAAACCCCAGAACTCCTGCTATGTCTACCAAGGTATCTAGCGATATCACTGACAAATCTTGTGATGCAGAGACAGCATCCGCCACAAACAACATATAAACACCCTCTTTCTGCCGCCATTGTAACACAGCAGAAAGTACAAGCACAAGGAGGTTGCCATGAAAAAACCTGCTCTTTGGATGTATTTTCCCGCCCTGGTCATGTCCTTGGCTGCCATTATCATTTCACTATGGAAACGATAAGTGCTGCCAGAGCAATCAGATTTGAAATAATGATCGACGCCCAGGTTGCTTTGCGGTCAAATGCTTCTTTTTGCTTTTGTGCTATTTCACTCAACTTTTTCTCCTGTTGCTTCTGATCGAGATATTCCATATAGCGGCAACCTTCTGCCGTTACTACATATTCATCATCTTGTTCTGATAAAGCATACGGAGCTATAAAACGCATCGATAAAAGGTACTTTGCTTCCACAATGTGCAGCCGCAATACAGCACCATATCGGATGTCGTTCATTACATTTCGTTCTCTTTCACTCAAATAAACCTTATCATAATCCATCGGCATCATTCCCTTTCTTCCGCCATTGTAACACGGCAGAAAGTACAAGAACAAGGAGGTCTTTTATGAAACGCGACAATCCCGAGCTGGAGGCCGTCTATCGCACCTTGTCCGAAAAGTACGGCCAGACCATGACCATGCAGGACGCTTGCAAGGAGCTTCACGTCCAGACGCCCCGGGCAGCCCGGACCATCATCCCCGAGGAATGGCACGGCGAGCGCCAGGGCAAGCGGATTCGTACATACAGTTTCGCCCGGCAGCTGGTGGCCTGGGCCAAGTGAAAGGAGGCCCCCATGCAGACGATCCTTCAGCTGGCCGGCTATGCCGACTACCACGCCACCTGCCTGAGCCCGTTTTTGTGGGCGCTGGTGGCCTTCGCCCTGATGTCCCTGGTGGTGGGCTGGTGGTGCGACCGGGCCGAAAAACGGGCCCGGCGCAAAGCCATCCAGAGGAGGCGGCGCCATGGCCGGCGGTAAACTCCGCGCCTGCCTGCGCTGCGGGGCCTATTACACCACCACCGGCCTCGCCCAAAAGTATTGCCCCGACTGCCGGCTGGCCGTCCGGGCCCAGCAGTCCAGCGCCTACTATCAAAAACAAAAGGCCGCCCTGGCAAAAGACATAACCCGGGAAGCCTCCCTGCGGCTTCTCGCCCGCGTGGCCGACTGGGCCGGCATCTCTTACGGCGCACTGATGGCCAAAAGCCCCGACGCCCGGGCCGAGCTGATCCGGCAGTATCAAGAGGAGAAAGGAGAGATTCCATGAAACGCCTGTACATCCCCGCCGCGGTGCTGGCTGTTTTATGCCTGGTCTGGATGGCCGCCCTTGTGCGGGATATGCACCGCCTGACCCACTGGCACGGCTGGCTCTAAACAAAGCGGCCCCACCCGATGGACTGGATCGGGCAGGGCCAAAAGGTGAGCAGTTGCAAGCGCTCGCCCCTATTATACAGGAGGTAAACGTATAAATCAATGAAACTTAAGGAAATCAAGTCCCTGTCCAACAAGGCGGAGGGCATCTACCACTACATCGGCCCTCAAAACACATTGATGGCCATGATTCAGGAAGGCAACGAGCTGGCAAGCGCAGTCAATAACGCGGTGGCGCTATTTATTGGCTTTGATCGCACCGGAAAACTTCCCGACTGGGAAACCAGGACAGCCATTGAACGCATCACCACACACATGGGCAACTTGCTTTGCCTCTTGGACATCATCCACGCTGCAGCCGGTGAGCTGATCCGGCCAGAAGTTGCGGATGCCATCCAGCATTCTTACCGGGTCAAGTATCACGAGTTCTTGCGCCAGGCCATCATCAACGGCATGCCGGACGATTACAAGGGCCCCCAGCAGAACCCGTATGTTGTCAATGTGAGAAAGCCTGCCATCGCATTTATGGGCGACTTTGCGGATGACTTCGACGACGGGGAGTATGAAAGCTTTGTTGGCGAAGAAGAACCCCGCGACCGCTGTCTCAAGGTGCGGTGCACCGGAACCGAATACGAATCGATCAAGCGTTACTGTTTTGCGCTTGGCCTGAAACCTTACGAGGAGGATTTGAAAAATGTCTGATTCTATGATCAACCCCAGCGCTTCGACCGCCATGGAACCCGCCGCGCCGGTGGTCGCCCCTGTTCCCGCAGAACGTCAGAACATTGCCCTTGCAATGGACACCTGGAAGCTGTCCTGCAGCATGGGCAAGGCCTATGCCATCCTTCCCGATGGTATGGTGCCCAAGAACTATGCCGGCAACCAGGCGGCCTGCACTGTGGCCTGTAATATGGCTATTCGCATGAACACCGACCCTGTTTTCGTGATGCAGAATCTGTATGTCGTCCAGGGCAACCCCACTTGGAGCGGCAAGAGTTGCAAGGCTCTGATCGACAACAGCGGCATTTATGCCGATCGCTCCACTTATCAGATGACCGGGGCGGAGGGCACTGACGAGCGCAGCTGCCGGCTGGTGGCCATCAGCAAAAAGACCGGGGAGCCTGTGGTGGGCCCTGCTGTCAGCGTCAAGATGGCGAAGGACAGCGGCTGGTGGAGCAAGAACGGGTCCTACTGGCCCAAGATGCCCGAGATGATGCTGCGGTACCGTGCCGCCGCCTACTTTGCCCGAACCGAGTGCCCCGAGGTTCTGATGGGCGCCAACATCGACATGGCCGACGGCCCCGAGGAGGTGAATAGCCTGTGATTATCAGCAAAGAGTCCGGCTGTCTGCTGATCGGCAAGGCGCTCAAAGATGCAGAAATCAAGACATCCAGCAACGGCAACCGTTATACCCGGATTTCCTTTAAGGTGGACACCCGCCCTGCCGCCGAGGGCGGCGGCAAGTACGACGGCCCGGTTGTCAGCGTGACGGTCTGGGGAGATTCGGCGGACAGCGCGGCTCACATCCAGAAGTTTGACCGGCTGCAAATCATGACTCACGCAGTGGAAAAGAAGCCCAGGGACGACGGCGGGTTCTACTATAACGCCATCGCTGAAGCCATCTTCCCTTCTCTGGATGTGGTGGCCCGCATGGTCCAGACTTACGCCAACACCGCACCGGAGCCGGTGGTGTCCACGCCGCCCGCGTCTGCTGTGTTTGACCCGTCGTTGTCCGCGCCGCTGGACGAGAGCGATGATCTGCCGTTTTGAGGAGGCTGTGACATGGAACATGAGAATAAGTCTTTGACCCTGGAGCAGCTTCGGGAATCGGGCCGTGATCCGGTATACCTTGAGGTTTTGGACCCGAAAAGAACTTTTATCCAGTCAAGCGGCTGGTGCAGAATTGAAATGATGGATGTCGGCACGGATGACGAACAAGCAAACATTTGGTGGCCCGGCAACGAAGTGAACGATATAGCATTCCCCGAGAACTACGGGGAAGTTTGGCTGGCCTACGCACACAAGCCGATTAACTTTGACGCATGGAAACCGTGCGAAAAATGCCGGTCTTGCTTTTCTTGCACACACGTTGTAGAAAACGCGAAAGATTCCAGAAACGCTTGCTTTTGGTGCGACCATATGGACAAGTTTGAACCGCTCCCGCATTGCTCCAAGTGTGGCCGCCCGCTGACTGCTGAGGCCCGCGAAATGCTGGATCGTAGGTTGAGGGGATGACGGCATGGCTGAGCGTCGTATGTTTGCCAAGTCGGTCATTGATAGCGATCTGTTTCTTGATATGCCGATGACTGCCCAGGCGCTTTATTTTCACTTAGCCATGCGGGCGGATGATGACGGGTTTGTCAACAATCCACGGAAGATCCAACGCATGATCGGAGCCAGTGACGATGACTGCCGCATCCTGATTGCCAAACAGTTCATCATCCCCTTCGACAGTGGGATTGTGGTGATCCGGCACTGGCGCATTCACAACTACATCCAAAAAGACCGGTACAAGCCAACCCTTTACGAGCAGGAGAAGGCCCAGATTGCTCCTGACCAGTCCGGTGCCTATGTATCCACTTTGGATACAGAATGTGTCCAGGATGTGTCCACTTTGGATACACAGGTAAGGTTAGGTAAGGATAGGGTAGGTAAGGTTAGGATAGAGGGAGAGAGTAAGGCGAAGCGCAAGCGCTTCACCCCGCCCACACTGGACGAGGTGGCAGAGTATTGCAACGAGAGGCACAACTCCATCAGCCCGGCAGCTTTTATTGATTACTACGAGGCCAGGGGCTGGAGGTATGGCACCGGGAAGCCCATGGCAGACTGGAAGGCTGCTGTTCGCACCTGGGAACGCAGGGACAAAGTCGGCGGGCAAGACGGCAAACGGACCCGAAGCTCTGCCGAAGCCTATCACGCTATTTTTGAAGAAATGGGGCTCACATGACAACAAATAGATTGGCTACAGCACTCAGCAAGATCGACGATTATTTTAGGCTCCAGCTCACCGATGACGAACGCCGGGCCCGCACGGAGGTGTATACATATGCTTTGCGGGACGTCCCGGACGAGGTGGCCATGCCGGCCCTGATGCGGGCGCTGACGGTATGCCGGTATCCTTCCCAGCTGCTGGTGGACTGGTGCGCAGAGATCAAAACCGCCAGCGCCCAGACTTTGCCGTCTGAAAGCGACCTGTGGCAGCAGGCCCAGAAGGCTGCCAGGCAGATCGAGCAGGAAAGCTACTGGGCCGCCACCGGCGGCATGGTGACAGGCAGCGGTAAACTCACGCCCACATACCTGCGGGAGCACGTCTGGCAGGTGTTCAAGTCTCTGCCCCAGGCCGTCCAGGACTGGGCCGGCAGCCCCAGCGAACTGGTGGCGCAGATGTCCAGGCCACTGGCGGAGGTCACGCAGTTTGTCCGGCCGTCCTTTGCCAAGGCGGTAAAGGCCGCCCAGCCCCAGGCGCTGGCTTTGCAGCCGGAAGTTCCGCGGCTTGAGCCGCCCCGCGTGGACCGGCCCCAGCCCAGCGGGAACGATTTTCTGGCCGACGCGGTGGAGAGGCCGCGGAGACACAAACGAAAGGAGACCTAACCATGAAAAAGATTCCGACCCTGTTCGAGCGTACCTTTGCAAACCACAAAGTCACCGGAATTTCGGACAAGGTGACGCCCGGCTGTGAATGGGTACTTGCCGGCGAAGGCGTGGCCACCATCAAGGTGGACGGCTCTTGCTGCGCCGTGATTAACGGCGAGTTTTACAAGCGCTATGATGCGCGAAAGGGCAAGATGCCGCCCGAGGGCGCAATTCCATGTTGTGAGCCTGACCCGGTGACCGGTCATTGGCCGCACTGGGTAAAGTGCCGCCGGGAGGACCCGGGCGACAAATGGTTTTGGATGGCGTTTTACGGCCAGGCATCGGATGGAACTTATGAGGCCATCGGACCGCACTTCCAGGGCAACCCATACAACCTTGACGCCGATATTATGGTGCCTCACGGCAAAAAGATCGTGGATGTGCCACGGACCTTTGAGGGCATCCGCAAGTGGCTGCAAGAGCATTATGTGGAGGGCCTGGTGTTCTGGAGAGACGGAACGCCTGGCTGCAAGATCAAACGCTCTGACTTTGGGTTTGACTGGGGGAAGAAGAGAAAATGAACATGGACAACCTTGAACGCCGCGCCCTGCTGGGAGACCAGCAGGCACAGGAGGAATGCACAAGGCAGGGTATCGCCATACCGTGTTGGCGTTGCGGCGGATCAGCTGAAGTTCGGCGACTGAACTCCGAAGGAAAGCCGATTTACGCTGTAGTTTGCAAAAGAAGCTATTGCGGGGCCTATGGAAGCACTTGCCCAACACTTCAAAAGGCGATTGCGTATTGGAATCGCCGCCCCGCGCCTCCGATCGGCCGGTGCAAAGACTGCGATTGTTATTGGCCAAATGCTGAACAGTGCGGACATAGCGGGGAGACCGTAAAGGAAAATGATTTCTGCAGCAAATTCAAGCCAAAGGAGGCACCCAATGAATGACCTGCTCTGGTGCGCCACGCTGAAAGGCGCACCCCGAACCAAGAAAAATCACCAGCAAATCCTCAGAAACCGCTCAGGGCGGCCATTTGTGGCCCCTAGCAAGGATTTCTTGCTGTACCAGGAAAAATGTCTGTGGCAAATCAAAACGCCTCACAGGGCCATTTCTGAGGCTGTGAATGTGCGCTGCCTTTACTACATGCCGGACCACCGCCGTGTGGACCTGGTGAACCTGATGGAGGCCACCTGCGACATCCTGGTGAAGGCCGGGGTGCTGGAGGATTTGAACCCCGAGAGCCCCGCCCAACAGCTGGGCAGAGCGGGGGCTGCCGCACGATGGCCGGGCGGCAAAGAGGAATCCGCCAAGCGCTCTCGAAAAGAGCTTTCCGCCGCCTTCGATGCCTGCCTGATGGATGGGCAAGTCACCATCTATGCACTGGCCGAGTACATGGATCTGAAACCAGATACGATCAAGCGGCGCTTGCGGGCCGACGGAGGTTACTGGATTGACGGTGAACAGGTAGGCCGGCGCGAACCTGGCAGCGCTGGATAATCCGGGAAAATGCCTGCATTATCCGAAAACGGGAAAGTAAAATAGCGGAATTTTGCATTTTCCGAAAACGGGAAAATGCCTGTAAAATACCGCTATTTTCCGTATTTCGGATGGGAAAATGCCTTATATATAGCAAGTTTGCATTTGTGTTGGGTGTCCCCTGTGTGGGGGCGTCAGACCCCGCCCCACACGGGGAACCCCCTCCCAACACTGTGCCATGTTTCGAGAGAGGAGAGACAAGCCATGCAGTTTTTTATCCCCATGCGCCCGCCCACCGTCACCCACCACGACAAGGACCTTCACGCCTTCATGCGGGGCGGCAAACCCTGTGCGGTGCTCCACGACAGCCCCGAGCTGAAAGCCGCCCGGGCCAAACTGCGGGCCGGCCTTGCGCCCCATGCCCCCGCCGCCCCTCTGGGCGGGCCGGTGCGGCTGGTGGTGAAATGGCTGTTCCCCGCCGAGGGCCGCCACCCCGACGGCGCCTGGAAAACCTCCAGGCCCGACACCGACAACCTGGACAAGGCCCTGAAAGACGAGATGACCCGGCTGCACTTCTGGCATGACGACGCCCAGGTGGCCAGCGAGATTTCGGAAAAGTTCTGGGCCAATACCCCAGGGATTTTCATTCGGGTGGAGGCGCTGGGATGAACGGATTGGAATGGATTGTCCGCATTGCCGCCGGCCTGGGCGGGGGTGTGCTGGTGCTCTTTTTGCTGGCGGGCACAGCCGGGACCATTTGTGCGGCGATCCTATCAGGCCGGACCGACCGTGAAGAAAAAAGCCGGGAGGCGCCAAGTGAACAAACTTGAGATTCTGTTTAAGGCCAAACGCATTGACAATGGCGAATGGGTTGAGGGCTACGTTTTTGACAACGATGAGACGAGGCCTGAAATGAGAAAGTTTTTCGTGGGCGGTCTTAGTATCTCCAAATATCAAGGGACAGCTTGCGACGACTGGAGCATCAACGGTAGTAACTTTTACGAAGTCGCCCCCGAAACTATTTGCCGGTACACAGGCTTGACCGACAGCGATGGCAACAAAGTTTTTGAAAATGACATCCTCGAATTCACGGAAAGGCCCGATCCGCGCACGTGGCTCGGAATGCTTGAATTCGGAGACGCGTACGACGCATCTATGTGGGGCTGGCAACTTGTTTGGGTGGGAGGAGATCCCAATCCTGCGATTTCGTATTATTTCAACATGAAAGAAGAAATAGCACGCAGCAAAGTGGTCGGAAATATCCACGACAAGGAGGCTGGAAAGTGAGCAAAACGAGACGGCCGTGGAAAGGCTTTGTACGGTACATGATCTACAACTACCCACACTTGTGCCGTGAAGAAGAGCACACTGGCAAAACCGCAGATGCAAATCTGCGCGAGCTGCCGGAAGCCAAGCGCCGACAGCTGGAAGCCGTGCGTCAGGCGATCGATGCCGTCAGAGCTACTAAAAACGGGGATGCGAAACTGGAAGTCATTGACTTGTACTACTGGAAAAAGTCCCACAAGCTCTATGGCGCAGCTCTGAAGGTTGGGGTTTCCGCTCATACGGCGATTGACTGGAATACTGAGTTCATGGATTTGGTTGCAAAAAATTATGGACTGATTTGAAAAACTGAATTTTTGAGCTCTCAATCTAGGGTATAATGGTGCCGCTGAAGCCGTGGGCTTTCGCCCGCGGCTTCTATCATACATCCATAGCAGACGACAAAGACGGATCAGAAAGGATGCAGATCAGAATGGTTGATACCGAATACTTGCAGAAGCTGATTGCTCGCAGTGGATACAAACGCAAATACCTGGCCCACTTTTTGCACATGAGCGATGGCACCCTGCGGAACAAATTACTCAAGAAAACAGATTTCAGCATTTCAGAGGCTCAGCAGCTGAGTTTTGTCCTCGGGATGACCCGCGAAGAAACGGCCCGATGTTTCTGGCCCAATGAAAGAGAGGCGCAGCATTATGACAGCCAAGCACCGTAAACTTTGCCTGTTCTATCTGAACTGCTGGGGCCTGCTGGAAAGGTGTTCCGACTCCAAAGAACAGCGCTGGCTGCTTGCGATTCAGAAAACCGAGGCCTACTACCTCACGCGGGAAGGAGCAATCAGCGCCATCGTGTTTGACCTGCATTTTCGGCGGAAACTATCCAGGAGCAAAACCATCCAGGAAGGCCATATAAGTGCCACATCCTATGACAAGGCGCTGACCGATATCCTGAGCACTCTGGCCGTATATGCTGCGCAGGATGGGCTGCTGGATTAACCGGGGAAGTTGAATCCTCCCCCGGGCGGCATGCAGAAAGGAAGTGAGAACCTCCCAATGAAGCAGACGGTTTCCTTGTTTCTTGTTTTATGGGGAATCTGCTATTACATCGTCCGGTCTTTTTTTGATGATTAAGAAAAGGAGATTTTTATGAATCGTAATCGTATTGCAATCATCGCTGCGAGCGGCGCATGCGCCGTGGTTCTGGCCGTTGGGGCCATGGCCTGCATTGAGCGGGTGCCCGTGGGCTATGTGGGCGTGGTCTACTCAGCGGCCGGCGTGGAAGACCAGACGCTTTCTCAGGGCTGGCACGTTATGTCTCCGCTGAAGAAGGTCAGTCGATTCCCCATTTCCCAGCAGCAGGTTGTTTTCTCGGATGACCCGGCTGATTACAACGAAAAAGAACATGCCGACTGGTCCATCGACGCCCCCGCAGACGGCGGCATGGTCAAGATCAACTTGACCGTGAACTACAACTTTCTGCCGGACCGTGTGGTGGATTTGTACAGCCGCTTCAACGGCATGGACGGCGAATCTCTGATGGAGAGCCGCATTCAGAACAGCATCATCGCCTATGTAAAGGAGGTGACGCCCCGGTTCTCCGTCATGGACATCTATGCCGATAAAAAGTCTGAGGTAAATCAGGCCATCACCGAATATCTCAATGAGAAGCTGTCCAGCGAGTACGGCATCAACGTTGTGAGCGCTCTGGTGATTGATGTGGAACTGGATGACACCCTCATGCAAAAGGTGCAGGCCAAAGAGCAAGCAAAACAGGACGCCGAAATCGCCGAGCTGGAAAAACAGACTGCCATGGCCCAGGCGGAGACCGATAAAGTCAAAGCCCAGGCCGCCGCAGATGTTGCCCTGATTGAAGCCCAGGCAGATGCCGACGCCGCCAAGATTGCCGCCGATGCCGAAGCTGCGGCCAACCAGTCCGTCGCCCAGTCCATCACCCCCGAGCTGATCCAGTATCTGGAAGCCCAGGCCCGCATGGAACACGGCTGGGTGACCGTCCAGGGCGCTGATACCGTGGTAACAAAATCGGAATGAGAATTGTGTAGTATCACTGCCACATTTTCAAAACGTGTTGATGACTATGGATAAATGAATACGAACGCGCACGCTAAAACGCCAGATCAGCAAGAATGCAATAAAACCCTGGCCGCCCTGGCCGCTGCCGGAGACCGCTCTGCCCTGGGGCAACTGTGGGAAATCAATCGGTGGTTTCTTGTTCAAAAGCTTGGCAGGTGGTATAGGAAGAATCGGGACACCGCGCAAGCTCACGGCTTGACGATGGAGGACCTCAAGCAGGAGGGATTTTTTGCCGTTCAGTACGCCGCAGAGCATTACAGCCCAGAAAAAGGCAGTTTTACGACATTTCTTGCCATAGCTGTAAAACGGCAGATCAGCTTGACGATTCGAGGCGATCACTCGATGAGCGTTACCATGGGAAACGGCCGGCAGGCGCAAATATCGGCCAATCCTTTGAACAGCTGCACAAGTCTGGACGCCCCTTTAAGCGCTGATGATGAAGACGGATACACGCTGGCCGGTCTTCTACCAGACCCGGCTGCATCGGCAGAATTTGAGGCAGCAGAGGCTGATATCTACATCGAAGAACTGCACGCCGTTCTGGAAGATGCCATGAAGAAGCTGAGCCAAAATGAAATTGATGTAATCCGCTGTATTTACTGGGAAGGGCATGAAATGACCGAAATTGCAACGGACAAAAAGATTTCCAGAAACCGGATTGAACAGATCAAACATAATGCTTTGAATAAATTGGCCCGAAATCTGCAAATCAGGCGATTTGCAGATGCGTCAGGCAGCAAATGATAAATCGAAAGGAGCGTAGATGACTTACCAAGAGAAAATCGCCTTTCTGCGCAGCTACCGCCAGGCTGTTCACAGGCAGGAAATCATCGCCCAAGAAATCGAGGAGCTGCGCTGCCAGGCGGCCTGGGTGACCCAGGCCCTCACCGGGATGCCCGGCGGCGGGGACGGCCAGGCCCTGCCCCGGGCGGTGGAGCGGATCATGGAAACGCAGATGCTTCTGGCCGCTGAAGCTGTCCGGGCGGTCAATGTCCACGACCAGGTCAAAGCCGCCATCGACGGGGTGGCTGACCCGCTGCGGCGGGACATTCTCACACGGCGGTACATCCTGGGCCAGCGGTGGGAGCGGATCGCCGCGGACAACAACTTCACCCTGCGGCGGGTGCTCCAGCTCCACCGCAGCACTGTGGACCGGATGGAAATTGCATAAGATTTCATTGAATTTCACTGTCCGCCCATGGTAAACTGTATCCGCAGAGCATCGGCAGAAGGGCCGGTGCTCTTTTTATATGCGGCTGATCGTTGGGATACGGGGTTTCTCCTTTTCGCAGATTGGGTTCACGTTTGCAGGCATGATCGACCTCCCGATTTTTCCCCGGCCCGGTTCAACTCCGGGCAGCCGCACCAAAGCAACACACAACAAGGAAGGTGGTGACCGTGTCGAATGAGAAAAATCTGATTCCGAACTCCGAGCGAACCCCGAAGGAACTCCGAGAAATAGCTGCTTCCGGCGGCCGGGCATCCGGCGCGGCCCGCCGCCGCAAGCGGGCCCTGAAGGAGGCCGCCGACCTGTACCTGTCCCTGCCGGTATCGGACAAGCGGCGGTGGAACGCCCTGGCCCGCCGGGGCCTTGATCCCGAGGACGTGGACAACCAGATGGCCATGATCGCGGGCCTGACCGACGCGGCCGCCGAGGGCGACGCCCGGGCGGGGCGGCTGATCCTGGACATTCTGGGCGAGGACGGCCGGGACGATCCCGCAGCGGCCCAGCTGGCCGCCGCCGAAAAGCTGCTGGGAGGGATCGACAGTGTTATCGACTAAGCAGCTGGAATATCTGGCGGCCTGCAATCACCGCTGGAACTTCAAGATCGGCGCCACCGGCTCGGGGAAAAGCTGGCTGGACTATGCGGTGGTGATCCCCAAACGGCTGCTGGCCCTCCGGGGCGAAGGGGCCGCGGTGCTGCTGGGCCACACCCAGGGCACTTTGTCCCGGAACATCCTGGACCCCATGCGGGAAATCTGGGGCGAGGCTCTGGTGGGCACCATTTCCAGCGACAACACCGCCCGGCTGTTCGGCCGGAAGGTCTACGTCCTGGGCGCCGACAAGCGGAACCAGGTAGCCCGCATCCAGGGCATGACCATCGAGTACGCCTACGGAGACGAAGTCACCACCTGGAACGAAGATTTATTCCAGATGCTCAAAACCCGCCTGCGGTGCGCCCACTCCCATTTTGACGGCACCGCCAACCCGGCGGACCCCCACCACTGGCTGAAAAAATTCATCGACTCAGGGGCCGACATCTTCTGCCAGACCTCCACCATCGACGACAACCCCACTCTGGACCCCACTTTTGTGGCCCAGCTGAAACAGGAGCTGGCCGGCACCGTCTACTATAACCGATTCATCCTGGGCCAGTGGTGCGCCGCCGAGGGGATCATCTACCGAATCTTTGCCGACAGCCAGGCCGCCCACGACGGCCGGTTTCTCTGGCCCCGGGACAAGCCCCTCCCTGCCGGCACACGGGTGCAGATCGGGGTGGACTTCGGCGGGAACGGCAGCCAGCACGCCTTTGTGGCGGTGGGTATCCTGCCCGCTGCCGCCGGGGTGGTGGCCCTGTGCTCCGACCGGGTGGACCCCAAGGGCACCGACACCGCCTTCCTGGCCGGGAAGTTTTTGGACTTTGTCCGGCAGGTCTTTGCCGGCTGGGGCGAGATCCACGCCGTTTACTGTGACAGCGCCGAGCAGGTGCTGAAGAACTCCCTCCGGTCGGCCCTGCTGGCCAGTCGTTTTTCCTGGCTGGCGGCTAGGGTGGGCAATTCCAAGAAAATCCCCATCAACGACCGCATCCGCCTGACCTGCATCCTGATGGGCGGCGGACGGTTCTGGGTTATGCCAGGGGCGGCCAGTCTGGCCGAAGCCCTTTCCACCGCCCTGTGGAGCGGCCAGACCCCCGGCCAGGACCAGCGCCTGGACGACGGCACCACCGACATCGACACCCTGGACGCTTTCGAGTACACCATTGAGCGGGAACGCGCCCGCCTTTTGAGGTTAGCTGCATGAACATTCAAAAATTCGTCGCCTACCTGAACAGATTGAAGGACTGGCACATCGAAGGGGCCTACTACTCCGAGATCATCCAGTGGCGGGACTGGTGGCGGGGCTGGTTTGAGCCCTTCCACACCGTCCATGAGATGAACCTCCGGGGGCAGCCGTGCAAGCGGTCCATGTACCGGCTGGGGATGCCGAAGCGGGCCTGCGAGGACTGGGCATCCCTGCTGCTGAACGAGAAAACCACCCTCACGGTCCAGGACGCAGCCACGGCTCGTTGGCTGCTTGGGGAGGACGCCGACCAGACCGGCGGCATTCTGGGGCAGCTGGACTTCTGGACCCACGCCAACACCCTGGTGGAGCTGGCCTTCCGGTCGGGCACCGGGGCCTTTGTCATGAGCTGCGAGGGGCTGAAAGTAGAGGGCGGCAAGGCCGTCCCCAGTCCCGACGCCAGGCTCTGCCTGGACTATCTGCCCGCCGAGTGCATCCTGCCCATCACCATCCGGCACGGCCAGGTGATCGACGTGGCCTTTGCCAGCGAGGTGACGGTGGAGGGCAAAAGCTGCATCTACCTCCAGACCCACACCCGCACCGACGCCGGCTACCAGATCACCAACGAGTATTTCACCAGCCAGAACGAGGACACCGACCAGGAGGGCTACTCCCCCGCCGCGCTGCCCAAAGGGATGGCGGCCAGTTTCTGTACCGGCAGCCCGGTGCCCTGGTTTTCCCTGCTGCGGCCGGCGGCGGTGAAAAACCGCACCGGCGGGGCCGGGCTGGGGCAGGCGGTGTTTGCCGAGGCCATCGACGAGGCCAAGATGTGTGACCTGGCCTTTGACAACTACTGCCGGGACCTCTACCTGGGCGGCAAAAAGGTCTTTTATTCGGCCACCATGCTGAAACCCATCCTGGATGCCGACGGAAACGCCCACTGGGCCGCTCCCGACGACATCCGGCAGCAGCTTTTCGTCCAGACCGAGAAGTCCGACCCTGACGCCCCCGACAGCTGGCACGAGTACAACCCCGACCTCCGCTGCGACCAGAACGGCAAGGCGGTCCAGGATGCCCTGGACTATTTCAGTTTCAAGTGCGGCCTGGGTACCAGGCGGTACCGGTTTGAGGCCTCCGGCATCAAGACTGCCACCGAGTACACCGGCGACCGCCAGGACATGGTCCAGCACGCCAACCGCCACCAGATCGGCATTGAGGCGGCCCTGCTGGGCATCGTCCGGGCGCTGCTGTGGGCCGGGCGGAACCTGCTGGGGGCCGACATCGACCCCGGCACCGCCGTCACCGTCAATTTCGACGACAGCTACATCACCGACAGCGAGACCCGCCGGGCGCAGATGAAGGACGACTGTCTGTCCGGTTTCCTGCCCAAGTACCAGTACCTGATGGAGTGGTACGGCATGAGCGAGGACGAAGCACGCAACGCCGTGCGGGAGGCCCAGAACGAGACAAACGCGGCCCCTGCGCTATCCTTTGGTGAATCCTGATGCTGACCCCGGACTACCTCGAAAACGTCCCCGCGGCCATGATGCGCCTGTGGCAGCAGGTGGAAGAAGATATTTTGCAGGATGTGGCCCGCCGGATCGGCAAGATGGACGACGTGACCGCCACCGCCGACTGGCAGCTGTGGCGGCGGGAGCAGACCCGGCTTGTGAACCGGCAGGTTCTCAAGATCCTGGCCCGGTATTCCGGCAGGAGCGAAGCCGAGCTGCGGCGCATCTTCCAGGAAGCCGCTGCCAAAGCCCTGGAGGAGGACGACCGGCTTTACACCTCCGCCGGCCTCGACCCCCTGCCCCCCAACGAGGACCCCGCCCTGCTGAACCTGCTGAACGCCGGCTACGAGCAGACCGCAGGCACCTGGCAGAACCTCACCGCCACTACGGCGGACACCGTGTCCCGGCAGTTTACAGCCGCTGCAGACCGCGCCTGGCTGCAGGTGGCCAGCGGGGCCTTTGACTACAACACCGCCGTCCGGCGGGCCGTGAACGGCCTTGCCGCGCACATGGCGGGCGTCACCTACCCCACCGGCCACCGGGATACGCTGGAAGTGGCCGTCCGGCGCGCGGTGCTGACCGGCGTGAACCAGACCGCCGGCAAGCTGCAGATCGCCCGGATGGAAGAAATGGGCTGGGGCTTCGTGGAGGTTTCCGCCCACGCCGGCGCACGGCCCGAGCACGCCAAGTGGCAGGGCCGCCAGTACCACCGGGGCGGGGCGATCACCTACAACGGCAAATACTACCCGGATTTTGAACGGTCCACCGGCTACGGCACCGGCGCGGGCCTGTGCGGCTGGAACTGCCGCCACGGCTTTTTCGCCATCGACCCCGACCTGGACCCCCGGCCCGCCTACACCGAGGAGGAGCTGGCCGCCCTGGACGCCAAAAACATCTCCTATCAGGGCAAGATGTACAGTCCGTACGAGATCAGCCAAAAGCAGCGCGCCCTGGAACGGAAAGTCCGGGCCGCGAAAAAGGTCTTTCTGGCCGAGGATGCCGCCGGGCTGGACACCGCCCAGAGCGCCGTCAAGCTGCGGCAGGCCCGGCAGAGCCTGGCCCAGTTTGTCAAAGACACCGGCGGCCGGAACGACAGCGCCCGGACGCTCGTTGCAGGGTTTGGGCGGAGTGAATCCAGCCGGGCGACGGCCCAGGCGCGGTAGTTGCACACGCCGGCCGCCGATGCTATAATAGAACCATCCAACAGGAATGGCAGGAACCCGGACGTGAATTTTGTATGCAAACTGGACCGAAAATTGTACAGCGTCATATCCGACGACATTCAGACCGATGAAGTCATCATCACCGAGGAGCGCATCCGACATGTGCAGGAGCGGCACCCCGATGACTACGAAAGATTCAGCAGCTATCTGGTCGACATCATTCAGCGGCCTGATTATATCATCCGGGACGAACGCCCGAACACAGGCCTTGTTCTGAAAGAGATCGCCGTGGGCGACCAGGAAGAGCATTTCCGCATTGCGCTCCGGCTGGTAACGTCCAAAGACCCACAGCATTACAAAAATTCCATCATTACCTTCCTGAAAATCCGGCAAAAAGAATGGGAACGGCTGATCCGCAACAAAGAGATCCTTTACCGGGCAAAATAAAATACTGGACATTGCCGTGTAAAAATGCTACAATAAGCATAGGATAAGATGGGCATTTGAGGTGGTAGATTTCGTACCGACCACGCGCCGCTGGTATTGACAAGGGCTTTGACCCTGAGAGATGCAGGAGGAGGGTACGCCTGCCAAATGCCTATCCCATGAGGGGCTGCAGAAATGCAGTCCCTCTCCCTATATCACCTAAAAAGCACGATGCGAAACCGCACCGTGCTTTTGTTTTGCCCATTTTCCCCACTCCCCTGTTGAAAAGCCGCTGAACCAGGCGGCTTTTTGTATTTTTATCCGCCTTTTCCACCTTGCCCCGGGCATGGCGTTAAAAGGCCGTAGAGAGAAAGGACAGACCATGAAACGCGAAGACGTAAAGAACCACATCCCCAACATCACCGACGAGGCCCTCAAGTGGCTGATGGACGAAAACGGCGCCGACATCAACCGCGAGAAAAACAAGGCCGCCGACCTGCAGAAGCAGCTGGACGCCGCCAACTCCCAGCTGTCCGGCGTACAGGAGAAGCTCAAGGCCTTCGATGGCATCGACGTGAACAAGCTCAAGGGCGAAAGCGACAAACTGCGCCAGGAGATTGCCGACATGAAGGACGGCTGGGCCTTCGATTCCGCGCTCGACGGCGCGATCCGCGACGCCAAGGGCCGCAACCTGAAAGCCATCCGCGGGATGCTCGACCTGGACGCTTTGAAGGCCTCCAAGGACCGCTCCGCCGATATCAAGGCCGCCATCGAGGGCCTTGTCAAGGAAAACCCCTGGGCCTTCGAGACTGCCCCCAGCGGCAGCGAAGGCGGCGCCGGCGGCAAGCCCAGCGCCACCTTCTCCACCGGCGGCGAGCACGGCACCGGCGGCAGCGCCGGCGAGGAGGACGGTGTGGCCGCCGCCTTCGCTGCACTCAACCCTGAATTGAAGCTCTGATCGAGCGGAAAGGAGCCAAGTATGGCACATGCAAACCAGGAGCGCTGGTCCCGTCTGGTAGACGAGAAGCTGCGCAACACCCTTGTCACCCGTGACAACCTCGTTTTCAACAACCGCTACGAGGGCGACCCCAAGGCCGGCAAGGTCAAGATCCCCGTCCGTGACACCGAGGTGGAGGTCAAGGACTACGACAAGGCCAACGGCATCGACCCCGACGCCGGCACCACCACCTATCTGGACCTGTCCATCGACCACGACGAGGCGGTCAACGAGCTGATTGACGGCTTCGACGCTGCCTCGGTCCCCGACGGCATTGTGGCTGAACGGCTGGATTCCGCCGGCTATTCTCTGGCCCTGAGCCTGGACAAGGCGTCCATCGGCGCCCTGGAGGCTTGCGGCGAGGCGTCCGGCGGCGCCACCGTTTCCGCCACCAAGACCGCCTGCACCGAGACCACCGCTTACAAGGAAGTTCTGGCCGCCAAGCGGACCCTCTCCCGCAAGGGGGGTGCCCGCCAATGGCCGCTTCCTGCTGGCGTCCCCTGAGTTCCTGGAGGTCCTGATGCTGGACGACCACTACATCAAGCAGGGCGACCTGTCCCAGCAGCTGGTGCAGTCTGGCGTAGTGGGCCGGATCGCCGGCTTCAACGTCCTCGAGACCAACAACATGGACTTTGAGAACACCACCCGTGTGGACAGCAAAAAGACCACCACCGAGTTCATCGCCGGGCACCCCAACTGGTGCCACCGCGTCCAGGAGTGGCAGGTGGCCGTCCATCTGCAGGACCTGGCCGGGTCCGGCAAGTACATCGGCGCGTCCGCCGTCCAGGGCCGCAAGGTCTACGGCCTGAAGGTGTCCAAGCCCCAGACCCTCTACATCAAGCGGGTCGAGACCACCGCCGGCTGATCCACAGGGAGGTGACGCCCCATGCTTTACCTGTCCTATGAGGACTACCGCGGCAAATATGGCGGCCTGCTGCTGGAGCAGCAGTACGCCGTGTTTGGGGCCAGGGCGTCGGCGGTCATCGACCGGCTGACCCTGGGCCGGGCCGAGCCGGCGCTGGAAGCCCACCCCGACCTGATCGGCCCGCTGGAGACTGCCTGCTTCCAGATCGCCGACACCCTGTACAGCAGGCACATGGCCTTTCAGCGGGCAGTGCGGGGAATCGGGGCGGCGGCCGCCACCGACGGCTACAGCGAACAGTATCTGGATGCCCAGGCCGCCCGCCGGGCCGCCGAGGTTGGCTGCCGGGACCTGCTGCGGGACGCCCTGGGGGCGGATGTCTATGGGCTGCTTTATCAAGGAGTGGGCTGCTGTGTTTAAGGCCGACAAGACCGTCACCGTCATCCGCTGCACCATTGACGGCGCCGCCGACCAGACCAGCTATACCTGCCGCACCTTTGCGGGGTGCAGCTGGTATGCCGACCACGCCGCCCGGGCCGAGCGCAACGGCGCCGCCCCTTCCCCCACCGTCAAGGTGCGCATCCCGGCCGAGGCCATCCAGGCAGCGGAGCCCGGCTGGACCCCGCAGACCAGCGATCTGCTGGTGCTGGGGGCCGCTGTGGTGGAAACGGACGCGGAGCTTTCCGCCCTCCGCAAACAGGTCCAGACCGCCCGGGTGAAAGCCTGGCATGACCATCTGGGCACCGCATTCCCCCACATTTACCTGGAAGGGAGCCTGTGAGCCATGGCCAGCTTTCAGAACGACCGGATTTATTTCCAGACGCCCCGGGGAAAGGTGGTCTCCCAGGTCTACACCAAAGGCCAGTACAAGGGACAGCTGTACTGGCGGATCGAGTGGGCGCCCGGCTTCGGTCCTCGTTTCACTCAAGGGTTTACCAGCGCCCAGGCCATTTTCGCCCAGGAAGTGGCCAAACAGATGGACCGATACGTCCCCTTCCGGACCGGCACCCTGAAAAACAGCGTCCACCTGGCCAGCGACTACGAGCGCGGCGTGCTGATCTATAACACACCCTACGCCCGCAAACAGTATTACCTGCATCCCATGGGCGAGGGCGTGAAGGATGTCAAAGGCGGCCGCCGCGGCTCCTACTGGGGCCAGCGGTGCGACGCCGACTTTCACCCTTATTTCGTCCAGTTCGCCCGCCGGGCTGTCGCAAAGGAGCTGAAGAAATGAAACCTGCCATCAAAGCCATGCAGGAATGGCAGCCGTACCCCGCCGCGTCCAGTGGACGAAACAGGCGGGGTGCGGCTGGCGCAGCGCTCCAATTTTCACAAGGGCGCATCTGCGGCCCGCCGGGGAAATTGGCTAAGCGCAAGAGGAAAGAGCCTTCAGGAGGTGCGCTCACCTTATGAAACCAGCTATCAAAGCCATGCAAGAGTGGCTCAAAACCTGCCCCCTGGTAGCGGGGCAGCTGGGGAACAACGTCGCCTTTCACATCGACTACCTGCCCGAGGACACCACCCAGTTTTCGATTGAGGATTCCCCCGGCGACCCCGTGCTGCAGGAGTTTTTCAGCGGCCGCCGCAAGGCGAAAAACTACGTCCTGGCCAGCCGGATGGAGTACAGCGAGAGCATCGCCCAGCAGGCGGCCAATTCGGGCTTCTGGGATGACTTCGCCGACTGGATCGAGGCCCAGAGCGATGCCCGCCGCCTGCCCGACCTGGGCGAGGGCCGCACCGCCGAACGGGTGGCCGTCACCAATTCCGGCTACATCATCACCAGCGAGGACGGCACCTGCCGCTTTCAAATCCAAATCAGGCTGGAGTATTACCAGCAGAAAGGAACCACATGACCGTCAAGGAAGCACTTACCGCCGCCGGCATTGTGCCCGATCCCGAATACACCGGCGTCGAGACCACCGACAACTTCATCCTGGGCGTCCAGACCGCCGCCACCGGCCAGGAGACCCCCGACCTGTACACCGTGGTGCAGGAGCACGTCACCGAGCACAGCGGCGCCATCAACGCCAGCACCACCGACACCGCCTACATCCGCACCGGCACCGTCACCACCAAGACCGGCGCCCAGCGCCAGATCACCATCAACGGCGAGCGTTTTGCGGGCGATCCCTTCCAGGACTTCGCCCTGTCCAACAAGATGCTGTTTGCCACCGGGCAGGACGCCGTGGTCAAGTACGTCTACTTCTCCCTGCGCACCGGCAAGGGCGAACAGGGCGAAGCCGTGCTGATCGTCAACAACGACGTATCCAACGCCGCCAACAACCCCGCCGGCTTCTCGGCCCAGCTGAATGCCGTGGGCAAGCCGACCGAGTACACCTATTCCGCGGAATAAGGAGGACACGCCATGAACATCCGCAACGTGGAGTTTGATTTTGATATCCTGCGGGCCGCCGACGCCGACCGGTTCCAGCAGGCCGTGAACGAGATGCAGGCCGCCGCGGCAGCCGTCCCCAAGGTCGGCGGCCTGGGGTCCATCATCCGGGCCAACTGCGCCGCCATCGACAATTTCCTGGCCGACCTGCTGGGAGAGGACTACGACCAGCGGCTGGGCATCGACACCGACAACCTGCGCCAGCTGCAGGCCGTCTATTATGAGATGCTGGACTCCTGCACCGCCGTCCAGAAGGAAATTCAGGCCATGGGCGCGGTGACCACGGCGGCCGGTGTGGACGTCAAGGCCCGGGCAGCGGCCGCCGCCAAACAGGCCGCCCAGAGCCTGCCCCAGCCCGCTGCGCAGAATCACGCCATGGACGCCGCCGCACCGGAAATGCCCGCCGCACCGGCGCAGCCGGCCGCCCCCGCGCCGGTGGATTTTTCCAGGATGAACCGCGCCCAACGCCGGGCCTACGTCAAAGCCCTGGCAGGCCGCAAGTGATGGATCACTGTCTGATCGCTGACCCGCTGCCCGGCAGAACCCCGCAGCTTGACCTGATCGACCCCGACTACCGGCTGTTTGTCCAGTTTGAGGCGGACATGCTGCGGGTCAAGGACGACCAGGAAGCCGCCCCGCGGATGGCCTCTGCACTGGACAGGTTCCTGGGGGCAGGCTGGCAGACAGAGTACACCACACAGCAAGCCTTTGACCAGCTTCTCTGGTTTTACCGCGGCGGCCAGGCTGCTCCCGACCCGAGCAAATCGGCCGGCCCCCGGCCGCCCCTGGCCTTCGATTACATCATCGACGGGCCGCTGATCACGGCAGCCTTCCAGGCTGCATACCAGATTGATCTGACCGATCCCGGCACCACCCTCCACTGGTGGCGGTTTCAGGCTCTGATGCAGGGCCTGCCAGACGAGTGCCGGTTCTGCCGGGTGATCGGCTGGCGGACGGCGGATCTGACCGGCCTGAAGGGCAAGCAGCTGGCCTTTTACTCCGACATGAAGCGCAAGTTTGCCCTGCCGGCCGATCTGGGAGGTGAGAAACGGGTCTATGCAACCAAAGCCGATTGGGATGCCGCCTTCATCGAACGGCTGCGGCGGCAAGTTGGGAAGAAATGACCGGTCCCCTGTCCTCTGTCCCTACTGTGGCAAAGCTGCCGTGGTCTGGGCCGGCCCCGGCGCCGCCGCCCGCGATCTGTGGGTAAAATGTAAGAATCCGGCCTGTCGCCGGGAGTTTGAGATCAAGATTTAAGAGCCTGTGCCACTGTGCCCGCGCCTGTTTGAGAGGTGATAGGACACATGGCAGATTTCAGCATCAACGGCGAAGCAAGGATTGACACTTCACAGGCGGAGAAGTCCGCCCAGGGCCTGACCGAAAAACTGGGCGACGCCATGGACAAAGGCGCCAGCAAAGCCGGCAAAGCTTCCGCCCTGATCTCGATGGGGATGAATGCCATCTCGGTGGCCGCCGGCACTGCACTGGCCAAAATCGGCGCCCAGGCAGTTCAGATGGTGTCCACGGTGGTTTCCACCGGCCTGGAGTTCAACCGCCAGATGGAGAACTACCAGCTGGCCTTTGAAAACCTGCTGGGGGACGCCGAATCCGCCAACGCGGCCCTGGACGCCATCAAGGCCGACGCCGCCAAGACCCCCTTTGACGTGGCGGGGCTGGTGTCCGCCAACCGGCTGCTGATCTCCACCGGCCAGAGCGCCGAGGAGGCCCGGCAGGTCATCAACGCCCTGGGCAATGCAGTCAGCGCCTCGGGCGGCGGCAACGAGGAATTGCAGCGGATGGCTGCCAACCTCCAGCAGATCGCCAACGTGGGCGAGGCAGCGGCGGTGGACATCAAGCAGTTCGCCTATGCCGGCATCGACATCTATGGCCTGCTGGCCGACTATACCGGTCTGGCACGGGATGAAGTCCAGCAGCTGACCATCAGCTATGACCTGCTGGCCGAAGCCCTGAAAGCCGCCAGCGCCGAGGGCGGCCGGTATGCGGGCGCCATGGAGGCCTACAGCCAGACCCTGCAGGGCCAGATGGACACCCTAGGCGACAATGCCGCCCAGCTTGCCGGCGCCCTCACCGAGGGCCTGTTCGAGGCCCAGGGAGAGCTTGTATCCGCCGCCGCGGGATGGGTTGACACCCTGAGTGAAACCCTGCAAAGCGAAGGCCCCGGCGCCATGATGGCCGCCGGTGTGCAGATCGTCTTTGAATTTGCCCAGGGCGCGATTTCTGCCCTTCCGCAGGTGGTTAATACCGCGGTTCAGACCGTCACCGATTTTATAACCGGTGTGATTCAGAACCTGCCTGCCGTCGCCAACTCGGGCGGCCAGATGATCGGCAGCCTGATCGCCGGCCTGCTGGGCATGATGGTAAACCTGGAAGCCGCCGTCGCCCAGATCGTCCTGGCCATCATCGACTTTTTCCTGTCGGGCGACTTTATCGACGTCGGTATCCAGATCATCTCGGGCATTATCCAGGGTTTTGTGGACGCATTGCCCAACCTGGTCAACACCGTCATCAACGCGGTGGGCGACCTGGTGGAGAGCGCCAAGCAAGTAGCCCGGGACGGCTGGAACGCAGTTCAGAGCATCATGAGCGGCGAGGCCGTCCAGGACGCAGGGGCCTCCATTGACCAGGCCGCCAACCCCTACCACCGGGGCAGCGTCAAGAACGACGACTACTGGAAGCAGCTCGGCGACCATTTCCAAACCACCGATCAAGACCAGAAGGATGGTGACTACCGCACCGCAGCCGAAAAGGCTGCGGCGTCCACCTATGCCTTTTCCACTGCCCTGGACACCCTCTCCGCCTCGGGCGCCAAGGCCGCCCAGCAGACCGAAACTCTGGCCGACAAAACCGAAAAGGCCATGGCCGGCCTGGGCGACAGCTTTGTCTATACCGGCAGCGCCGCCCAGGAACAGGCCAGCCGCCTGGCCGTCCTGGAGGCGGCCTACGATACCGCCCAGACCAACGTCGGCAAGTACAAGCAGCTGCTGGACGACAGCATCGCCAGCTCCGGCGCGGCCAGCGAGATGAGCCAATATCTGGCCCAGCAGCTGGAACAGGAAGAAAACGCCGTCGAGAGCGCGAAAAAAGCCCTGGACGCCTACCGGGACAGCCTCGATACAGCCAAGCAGGCCGCCCGGCAGCTGGAAGCAGCCCAGGAGCAGCTGGCCGACACCTGGAACAGCGGCTACCTGAAAAAGCTGCAAAGTCTTGCCGCCGACGTCCTGGGCGGGAATCTGGACAATGCGCTGCTGGATGCTGGTGAAATCGCCTGGCAAAAGCTGGACATTGCCACCCGGCAGCAACTGGTGAACCTGGCCCAGAGCTGGGCCGATACCCTGGAAACCGCTTTTGCACAGGACGGCTTTGCGGGCCTGGCCGCGGCCGGCAAAACCATCGCCGAAAGCCTGGTGGCCGGCCTGCAGGACACCAGCTCGGTCACCGGCGCCCTGCTGGACAACGTGCTGGGCCAGGTGGGCATTTCCGGCGGGGTGGAGGGTCTGCTGAGCGTTATCGCCGAGCTGGGGCCTGTCGTGCTGGGTGTGGCGGCCGCCGCGGCCGCTGTGTCCGCGGGGGTGGCGGGGGTGGCCTCCGCCTTCGCCTATACGGTGGAGCAGAGCCAGGCTCTGCAGGCCAAAGTCCAGGAACTGACCGCCGACGGCCAGGCCCTCACCGCCGGGCTGAGCGCCGCGCTGGATGTGCTGCAGCCCTTCCTGGAGCAGAGCAGCGAAATGCTGGCCCAGCTGGACCAGCTCACCGCCCTGATCTCGGATACCATCGCAGGCATCGGCATCGAGATGATGGAGACCATGGTCCCCATCATCCAGCAGATTCTGAGCACCCTGCTGCCCGTGCTGCTGGCTTTGCAGCCCGCCCTGGAAGCCACCGGCGATTTGCTGCGCACCCTGCTGGGGCTGTTCGGCAGCCTGGTCACCAGTGCCCTCACCGCCCTGCAGCCCATCCTGATGGCCCTTGGCCCCCTGCTGGAGACCCTGGCCCTGCTGCTGAACACCATTGCTTCCATCGTGTCGGCCCTGCTGTCTCCGGCGCTGCAAGCCCTGGGCGAGCTGCTGAACTGGCTGCTGCAGCCGGTTCTCTGGGTGGCCCAGGCCATCAACGCAGCGGTGCGTCTGGTGGTGAGCCTGATCAATTCACTGCTGCGGTTTTTGGGCTTCAAGGTGATTGATTTGCCGGACGGCTCCGCCAGCCGGAAAGGACAGGCCGCCAACACCATCACCAGCGCCTCCCCCACCAAGGCAGACACCCAAACCGACCTCTCCGCCGACCTGCCCGATTACACCGCCAATACCGATGCCCTGGAAGAAAACACCGCCGCTCTGGAGGAAAACACCGAGCTGATCCGCAACCCGCCCCGGTACCAGACCGGCGGAGGCGGGCCCACCACCGGCGTCACCGATTACAGCGCCATGCTGGCGGCGGCCCGGGCGGCCGTCCAACTTCAGAACACCCGGGCGGTCACCAACTACCAGGCCGGCAGCGGCCAGACCACCGCCCGGCTGAACGCCAGCTGGCATGGCGAGAGCACCACGGTGCTGGAACTGGACGGCAAAGAAATCGCACGGGCCACCGCGCCTTACATGGATGAGGAGCTTGCATTCTGATGGATGACTTTTATATTGACGGCCGGGGTTCCTCCGAGTTCGGGGCCCGGCTGCTGGCCAGCTACAGCGTGGGCGGGGCCAGCCTGGAGCGCACCCGGGTGCGTCCCGCTGCCGGGATGCGTTTTGTGCCGGCAGGCAGCCGGGTGGGGCTGAAACAGCTTTCCCTGCCGGTCCACGTTTTCGGCCAGAGCCCCCGGGACGCCCAGCAGAAGAAAAGCGCCCTGGACGCCGCCCTGCTGGCCGACCCGGTGGAGCTGGCTTTGCCGGACGGCTTTCTCTACACCGCCAGCTGTGACGAGATCGGGGAAGTGACCGAATATTCCCAGGATGGCTGCATTCTGGCGGGCAGCTACAAGCTCAGCGGCTTCCGGCATGGGCCGCTGGAGACAGTCTGCCTGCCCGCCGGGGGCGGCAGAATCTGGGTCAAGGGCACCGCCCCCGACATGGAATGCCGGATCACCTGCACCGCAGGGGCCCTGTCCACCTCCTACCTGATGGCGGGGATTCTCTGGGTCACGGTGTCGGCGGGGGACGTGCTCTGTCTGGACGGAATCCACCGAATCGTTACCCGCAACGGCGAAAACGCCCTGAACCAGTGCGATCTGACCCGCTGGCCTCTGCTGGCGCCGGGGGAAAACATCCTGACCGCCCCCGACGCCCTGACCGTGGAATATTACCCTATTTACCTGTGAGGAGGTGCCCATGCTGGAAATCATGCAGGACGGCGCCATGCAGACTGTGGACTGCGAGGACTACTACATCCAGGACGAGTGGAACGGCGCGGACAACGTTCTTCATCTGAGCCTGCCCAAAGGCCATCCCCAGCTGCTCTCCATCCAGGAGCGCACCCAGATTTATGACAGCGAGGACGGCCAGGTCTATCGGGTCAGCAAGTACGACCGGGGCAAAAGCAGCCTGGACCTGGAAGCCGAGCTGGATCTGGACAGCCTGTGCGCGGGGGCGCTGATCGGCTGGGACAACCGGGCCGACGCCCATGGCACCCAATGGTTGCCCCTGGGCGAGACGGTACGGGCCATCCTGAACGGCACCGGCTGGACGGTGGACGACCAGTCGGGCCGGGTGGACGTGCAGCAGATGGAAACCTTCTATGGCACCCCGCTGGAAGCCATCACCCAGGCGCTGGAGGTCTGGGGGAACGACCTGGGGGCCCAGTACGACAACGCCAAAAAGATCGTGCACCTGTGTTCCCCCGGCCAGCGGCAGCCCACCGGCGCCTACCTGACCGAGGATTTAAACCTGTTGGAGTCGCCCCAGATTCGGGGCAAGGCCCAGCGGGGCGAATATTACAACCGGCTGTACCTGATCGGGGCCGACGGCCTGATGCTGCCGGAGCCTTTCTATGTGGAGCACCGGGCAGAAAACGAGCCCATCGTCTCTCATGTGGAAGTCAACGAGGATATCACCGACCTGGACACCCTCCAGACCACCGCTGCCAGCCAGGTGAAAACGGCGGCAGCCATCTCCCGCAGCTACACCTGCAAGGTGGCGGACCTCTATCGCCTGCGGCCCCAGGAATACGCCCATTTGAAAATCGACCTCTACGACACCGTCATCCTGATCGACCGGGACGACTACAGCCGCAGCTATCAGGAGATCGCCCGGTTCAAGCGCTATCCCTGCCGCCCCGAGAAAAACGAGGTCACCCTGTCCACTGTCCCGGGCACCCTGTCGGCCACCGCCGGGCAGACCTATTCGGTGGCCCGTGACGCGGCCATCCGGGCCTACAGTGCAGACAAACAGGTCGGCTCGGCTTCCGCCGCAGCCGCCGCGGCCCAGCTGGCTGCGGCCAAGGCAAACCAGGCAGCTGTCACCGCCGCCTCCACCGCCACTGCCTACATTACCGACGCCGGCGATACCATCACCTTTGGCCGGGCCAGCGCCGGCAGCGCGGTCAGTGTCCAGGTGGGCAGCGACGGACTCCGGTTCTGCGGGGTGCGCAACCAGACCGTCCTTTGGCGCAATCCTGACCCGGCCGGCGGCATGGCCGAGGGCACGGTGCTGGAGCTGGAGCTGTCCGGCTATGCCGCGGTCCATGTGGGGTTTCTGGCTTCGGCCCCGACCCAAAACCCCGCCGAAGGCCAGCCCCCGACCGGGCCGCTCCAGTTTGTGGTATCCCCCACCAACGGGGTGGAAAACCGGGTGGTCTGTCTGGACGGGGTGCCCCGGGCCCGCAGCTTCACCGCCGGCCCCAAGGGCATCACCTTCGGCGCAGGCGCCAGCTGTACCGCTGACCAGCAGCTGATCCCCGACCCGTCCAGCTGCGTGCCCTATATCCTCTATGGCTTTCTGTGAACGAGGTGAGACCATGACAACCACCCAAAACATCCCCATCGAACTGACCCAGCCCGGCCCCCCTGCCGTCCTGTATGCCGCAGCCGGAGACCAGTACAGCCGGCTGGCGGCGCTGTCCCTTTATGTCGAGGGCCAGCCCTACACCCCGCCGGCCGGCACCAGCTGCATCATCGGCTGGCGGCGGGCCTCGGGTACTGTGGGCAGTTACAGTCAAATCATGGACCCGGACGGCACCACCCGCAGCGCCTGGAACCTGTCCGGCAGCGTGCTGACCATTGAGCTGGACTGGAATCTGTGCCGCCAGGCGGGGCCTGTGGCGGTCAACGTCGCCCTGGTGGGGACCGACGGCAGCCGCCTGCACACCTGGGAGCTGCTGTGCATGGTGCAGCGGGGAGCCGTGGCCGACGCCAGCGACCCCACTGCCCCCAATGAGGCCGCATCTTCGGCGGCCAGCCGTGCCGAAAAAGCCGCCCAACAGGCTGTGCAGGCCGCCAACCTTCTGGCCTCGGCCGCAGACCGGGCCGAAGCTGCTGCCCAGCGGGCCGAAGCCATTGCCCCCGAAGAAGGCCTTGTGCTGTCGGTCAACGGGATGGGCGGCGCCGTCACCCTGGACGCCCAGGCGGTGGGTGCGGTGGCCCGGCCCTCTGCCCCTGCGGCCGGCGGTCTGCTGGCAGTGGATGCCGTGGACCCCAAGACCGGCGCGGTCACCACCCGCACCATCCTGATCGGCGGCGGGGGCCTGGAGACCTCCGGCGGTCGCCTTCAGCTGACGCCGGCCAGCGCCCAGCAGCTGGCCGCCATGACCGATGCCTGGGCTCCCATTGTGCCTGCCCTGCTGCCTCTGGCGGTCAAGCTGGCCCTGGCCTCAGCCTGGGCTTCCGCCGCCTGGACCGATGGAGACCGGACCAGTGTCCGCAGCACCATCGGCGCGGCCAGTGCCACAGAAATGGACCGGCAGCTGGACGCGTTGGAAGCCCGGGTCAAGGCACTGGAACTGACCGGCGGCGGAGGCTCGGGCGCCGTAGATCAGCCCTACAGCGCAGATTTTGGCACCATGAGCGGCCTGGTCTATACCGGTGTCTGGAATCAGGCCCTTCAGCGCCTGGAGTTCTGATAAGGAGGGCAGCATGAAAAAACTGTGTGATTTCGCTGTAGGCGACACGTTGTCACTGAAGGTAAGCAATAGCCTCACAGACTTTTTGGTGGTGCACCAGGGCAACCCTGATCCCGCCCTCTACGACGCCAGCTGTGACGGCACCTGGCTGATGATGAAAGACCTGTACGCCAAGCGGTCGTGGAGCAGCCTTGCGGCCACAGATACCTGGTTGAAAGGGAATTTTCTGCCCGTTCTGGACAGTACCGTCCAGGCTCAGGTTAAGACGGTGAAAATTCCCTATCTAGAAAGTGGTTCCATTCACAGCGGTTCCGATGGCCTGGAAACCCAGATTTTTCTGCTCTCGGCCTATGAGCTGGGATGGACATCCGAGGACAAAACCGGCATGAAAGAAGACGGCAAGTGCCTGGCTTACTTTGAAGGGTTCAGCACCGCCGACATCCGCCGTGTCGCCAGCCTGGACGGCACCCCCACCTGGTACTGGACCCGTTCTCTTTACTCCGACAGCAACGAAAGCGTCTGGGTTGTTTCCAGCACCTCGGGCGACTGTACCTACCGTGGAGCATCCAGCAGCTACGGCCTCCGGCCGGTATTGATCCTTCCGCCGGGGGCTTCGGTGGATGTTGACGGCACCCTGGTCCCCAATTCCGCCCCTGTCATCACCAGCCCCAGCGGGGCCAGCGGGGTGAACCTGGGCAGCCAAAATGCGCCTTTTTACTTTCAGTACACCCCCTCCGATCCCGATGGCGACAGCCTGACCATCACCGAAGCAGTGGACGAAATAACCACCCGCACCTGGAGCGGCAGCGGAGGCATCCTCACCAATTTTGAGGCCATGACCAGCGACCAGAGCTTTGGTTCCCTCAGCATCGGCCCCCACAGCCTGCAGGTGACAGCCAGCGACGGAGACCTGAGCACCGTTTTCACCGCCTCGTTCGAGAAGGCCGCTGCTGCGGCCAGCCTGACCCTGGCCAGCCCCATCTGCACCGATGGGCAAATTCTTTCTGCTTCCATCCTGGTGGAGGGCAGCATCCCCGACGATGCCGCTTACAGCGTCCAGATCACCAACAACGCTCTGGACGACGCCCCCGTATGGCAGGACGCTACTCAGGCCAGCAAAGCCGGTGAGCGGATCACCTTCACCAACCAGACCGCCCAAAACGGCTGGGCTTTTCAGTTCAAGCTGACGGTGGAGCGGGGCAGCTCAGGCACCGGCGGGTATATTGCAGCAGTCAGCGGCACCATCCGCTCAGCAGCTGCCCAGTAAGAGAGGAGTCTTTTCTATGTACGACGTGAAAGTTTATGACAGAAACACCGAGGCCAACCGGCAGCTGTCGCCCCATATCCAAGTCCACGAGGTGGCCTGCGGCGACGGCTCCCGGCCGGTGTTCATCAGCCAGACCCTGATCGACATCCTGGAGAACATCCGGGTGCATTTCGGGGCACCGCTACACATCAACTCGGGCTACCGCACCGTCAGCTACAACGCCAGCGTCAAGGACAGCAGCCCCAAGAGCCAGCACTGCAGCGGCCTGGCCGCGGACATCTGGGTGGAGGGCCACACCCCCGCCGAGGTCTACGCCTACGCAGACCAGCTGCTGGGCAATCATGGCGGCCTGGGCATTTACAACACCTTTGTCCACATCGACGTCCGGGCGGACAAAAGCCGCTTCGACTACCGGACCTGAGAGGGGGTGATGCCGTTGGAAAGCATCATTGCGGCCGCCCTGTCGGGGGTGGTGACCCTGATCGGCGTCCTGATTGCCAACAGCAAAAGCCAGGCCGTCACCGACACCAAGCTGGAGGAATTGACCCGGGAGGTCCGGCTCCATAACAATTTTGCACAGCGGGTCCCGGTACTGGAGGAAAAATGCAAGGCTGCCGACCACCGCATCCATGACCTGGAACAGACCACCGAACGGCTCCGAACACAACTCGAAGAAAAAACATAGGAGGAGATTGATGTATGAATACCCATTCCATTGAGCTGGATGGCTACTATGCACGCTCCCGCGGAAGCAGCACCATTCATCTGGGCACCGCAGGCAGCCATGGCAACGAACAGCTCCAAGTGACACAGGGCAAGGGCTGGGAGGGTCTGACCATCCAGGTGGTTTTCCACCCCAGCAAAGTGGCGGTTCATCTGCCGGCCAATGGCCTGCTGGATGTCCCCTGGGAGGCCACCGCACAGCCCTTGAGCATGATGCAGGGCAGGATCGTCTTTCAGGGCTTCGACCAGGACCGCCTGGTGAACTCCACCGATCTGGCCTATACCGTAGCCAGCCACAGCCCCGCCCTGGGCCGGGACGAGGAACCCTACACCCCCGGCATTGTGGAGGGCGTCCTGAACCAGATGGCAGCTGACAAGGATGCCATTTTGCAGGCCGCCCAGCAAACCGGTCAGGCTAAAGAGGCCGCAGCTGCCAGTGCCAACCAGGCAGCCGGCAGTGCAGCAAATGCCCAGCAGAGCGCAGGCGCCGCCAACACCAGCGCGGGCCAAGCCTCTGCCAGCGCCAGCCAGGCGGCGGGCAGTGCCGCAGCCGCCGGCGAAGCCCTGACCCAGGTCCAGACCGCCGGCCAGGAGGCCCAGCAGAAAGTCAAGGATGCTGAGACCGAGGCCCTGGACAAAATCGCAGCAGCGGCCCCCGCCCTGCCCGCTGTGTCCTCTGACGCCGCCTGGCAGTCGGTCACCGTCAAGCTCGACGGCACCGGCTACAACCTGGCAGCCTTGGCACCCATTGAGGCGACCATCCGGCCCACCGTCACCGGCAATCCCGCCGTCTGCGAAAACAGCGCGGCATGGGGGCTGCAGGGGCTGAAGATCTATGGCAAGAGTGTCCAGAATGGAACACCGTCTCCTGAAAGTCCCGTGCCGATCGTCAGCGCGGGAGAGGGCGGGAGTGTTGAGCTGAATGTGACGGGCGCAAATTTACTTGATATTTCAGGGTTTTCTTCTGGCTTTGCAAACGGAGTCAGCGTAGAAAATCAAAACGGAGTGCTTGTTTATAATGGACAAATGCAAGAAGGCATAAACATTTCGGTAAATATTGCTGGAAGCTATAGCAATAGAAACCCATTGTTTACTTTACTGCCGGGCACTTACTATGTTAAAGATGTGCGAATTGTAAATATGATTTCTGGTGTTGGGTATCAAGATGCGGCTTTCACTCTTGATTCACCGTTTCCGGTAACTTGGGTTACTAGCAAACAATTTCTGGAATCAACAGTATTTGCTAACAACTTGTTTTATCCAATGCTTAACGTTGGTGCATCTGCGTTACCGTGGCAACCCTACGTCTCCCAGTCCCTCCCCCTCTCTACCCCATCCGGCCTGTCCGGCGTTCCGGTAACCAGCGGGGGAAACTATGTAGACAGTGCGGGGCAGCAGCGGATTTGTGATGTGGTGGATCAAAATGGAGTTAAAAAGTATACAAAAAAAGTGATTTTTGACGGATCGGACGACGAAAAATGGATGATTCAAGCAGTGGGAGACGGGAGTACAAATCGCGCTTATATCCAAATTTCGGATTTGTATTATGATACTACTAATAACAGCGCAAACTTTTTATGCGACAGATTTAAAGCAGAAGTTATTAGTGGCGGTACTGAACCAGACGTTGCAGTAGTTTATAGCAATCGAAGCAACTTGTTTTTTTACAACAACATAACGGGAGACATTGCTTCATGGAGAAATTGGCTGGCGCAAAATCCTATTAGCGTGCTTTATCCAACGACAGAAATTGTCACCACCCCGCTCTCCGATGAAGAAATCGCCGCCTACCGCGCACTGCAAACCTACTCCGGAACCACCGTAGTTTCGACCGCCGAGCCGGTGGCCGGGCTGGAGGTTAGCTATGTGATAGATGGCAACAAATACCGCGAATCCATAGACAAGCGCCTGGCCGCCCTGGAGGCAGCGCAGACCGGCATTTAAGGAGGCAACTAAACCATGACCAGTTATGAAGTCCTGAAAAACAGATTGACCAACGGCCGCCCCTTCACGGTGGAGGCCGCTGTCGCCCGGATCACCGCCCTGGCCGACGCCCTGGAGATCACCCAGGACCAGGCCAATGAGCTGACCGCCCTGGCCCAGCAGTATGGCAGCGCCGCGCCCCAGGATACCGAGGCCCGGCTCCAGCAGCTGGAAGCCGCCAGCCTGGAGCATGATGCCGCCCTGATCGAGCTGGCCGGGCAGGTTGCCCAGCTGCTCACCCTGGCGGCGCCCCAGACCACGACCGAGGCAGGAGGTGAGGCATAATGGTGGCAATTTATGTCCGCTGGATCAAGACTGACCGGATGACCTTGGCCGAGGTGCCCGCCCTCTGGCGGGACCAGGTGGCCCAGAAAATGGATGTCTGAAACCTGCTTTTTTAAGATTTTTTAGCAGGTTTCAAAGGGTTTTCAAAGTCTCATTCACTTTTTTAACCCGTTTTTGAACACGTTTTGAAAGAAAGAGGAAAAATATGAACACCAATACCAATCTGACCACCACCGCCGGCACCATCGCCCGCACCGTCTGTCTGGCCATGGCATTAACCAACCAGATCCTGTCGGCCACCGGCCACCCTGTGCTGCCCATCGAGGACAGCCAGCTGGAGACCCTGGTGACCACCGGCTTCACGGTGGCCGCATCCCTGGCCGCCTGGTGGAAGAACAATAGCTTCACCCTCCCCGCCCGCATCGGTGACCAGCACATGAACGCCGCACGCAAGCAGTAAACCCATCGATCCACTGGCAGCCCCCGCACATGGGGGCTGCCCTTTTTCTGATTTTTAGGAGGTATTTTATGACCCGCGAGGAAAAATTCAACGATTACGAGGGCTTTGTGGAAAAGTTCAAGCCCAAAAAGACCACCGATGACTGTTACACCCCGCCCGCCGTTTATGAGGCGGTCAAGGCTTGGGCCTGCCGGCGGTACGGCATCGACCCGGCCTGCACGGTGCGGCCCTTCTGGCCCGGCGGCGACTATGAGCACTTCGACTACCCCGCCGGGGCGGTAGTGCTGGACAACCCGCCGTTTTCCTGCCTGGCCAAGATCGTGCAGTTCTACCAGGCGCGCCAGATCCCCTTTTTCCTTTTTGCGCCCGGGCTGACCGCGCTGGGCCTGACCCGGCACGGTGCGGGCGTGGTCTACGCCGACAGCCGCATCACCTACCACAACGGAGCCCAGGTCAACACCGCTTTTGTGACCTCCTACGGGGACAACGCAGTGGAGATCACCCCCGATCTCGGCGAGGCCATCAAGGCCGCCCAGCAAAAGGGTCGCACCATCAAGCGGACGGTCTACCAGTACCCGGCCAACCTGCTCACCACTCAGGGCGTCCTCGCCCTTGCCCGGCACGGTGTCCTCTATGAGCTGCCCCGGCGGGAAGCGGTGTTTGTCCGTGGCCTGGATGCCATGCGGGCTGAAGGCAAAGAAGCCTTCGGCGGCGCCCTGCTGATCTCAGACCGAGCTGCTGCCCGTAAAACAGCCGTAGAGAAAACCTTCACCAATCCAGACACCGCCGCCAAAATCTGGGAGCTGTCCGCCCGCGAGCGGCAGATCGTCAAAGAACTGAACTCCAAAGACAACAAACGCCCCTGTGCTGCACCTTGACGGTGTAACACGGGGGCTTTTCGTTTTGCATTACGAGTTTTTTACGATTTCTTAAAATCGTAACGGCTCAAAAGCAAGCATTTGCGGACACCTGCACACGGGGCACAAAAGCAAAGGAACCCTGCATGAACACTTGATTTTTCAAGCATTCATGCAGGGTTTTCTCTTGGTCGGAGTGGCGAGACTCGAACTCGCGGCCTCCTGCTCCCAAAGCAGGCGCGCTACCAACTGCGCAACACCCCGGCACTGCTCTATAGTATACCGCGTTTGGGGCGTTTCGTCAATCGGCAGTTGCCGGCGGGGCCGGGCCGTGCTACAATAAAGCCAGCACCTGCCCACCCCGACGGAGGCCCTGTTATGACGGTGATTTTCCTGGATATCGACGGCGTTCTCTGCACGCCCCTCAGCGTCCGGCTGAACTGGCTGTTCCGCCGGCCCATGGAGCGGCCCTTCTTTGACCCCATCGCCCTGGGGCTGCTGCGCCGGCTGGTACGGCGCACCGGCGCCCGGGTGGTGTTGTCCTCCTCCTGGCGGTACAGCTTTGAGGACGACGACCCTTTCATGCAGGCCATCCGGGACCACTTCTACCGCACCCTGGAGGCCAACGGCACCCCGGTATGGGATCTGGCCCCCATTCTGGGCCGGAGCAAGGGGGAGGAGATCGCCGCCTGGCTGGAACAGCACCCCGGCGCCGGCTTTGTCATCCTGGACGACCGGCCCGACGAGTTCACCGGCACGCCGGCCCTGAAAGCCCGGCTGGTGGAGGTGGACAGCATGCGGGGACTGCGCCGGAGGGATTTCCGGCAGGCGCTGGACCTTTTGGCCGGGGTTGCCCCCGGCGTCTGAATCTGTTATACTCACCCTAACCATCCAACGAAAGAGGTGTCCGCCATGATTGATTTTGAAAACCCGTCCTTCCTCAAGCTGCGCCCGGTCAACGACTCCAAGCTGGAGCGCCTGATCCAGCCTCTGCTCACCCCCGGTGAACAGGTGGTCCAGGCCTTCCAGAGCGTCCGGGACGGCGTCGTCTTTACCGACCGCCGGGTCATCGCCATCAACGTCCAGGGGGTCACTGGGATGAAAAAGTCCTTCACCTCCCTGCCCTACCGCCGGGTGCAGGCCTACGCCATCGAGTCCGCCGGCATGGGCGATCTGGACGGCGAGCTGCAGCTGTGGTATTCCGGCCTGGGGGCCGTCAAGTTTGAGCTGCTGGCCGGTTCCGACCTGGCCCTGCTCTGCCGCGTCATCGAGAACGCCATCTCGGGCTGAATCCTGCCCGGCATATAAAAGCGCCCGGCGCCTCTCCCCTTTGAACCGCCCCATATTGTGCGGACAGTACAAAAAAGAGGCCTGCAAGGGGTAGAAGTAAACGAATCAAAGACTGGCCTGGCGAAGCGAGAGCGGAGCCAGGCCAGTCTTTGTCTGGA